GTAACAAGGAATGATGCAAATGAGATTCTAACACTCATTAGAGAATTAGATAAAGAAGAAAAGGTCGATGATCAGTGGCTAATTGATTCTACTGAAAAGTGGTGTAAAGATAGAGCAGTATATCTTGCAATCATGGAATCGATTGAAATCATTGATGGTAAGAAGAAAGATAAAGCTGAAGGTGCAATACCAGAAATCTTATCTGATGCACTTGGAGTTTCATTTGATTCCAATGTTGGTCACGACTACATTGAAAATTCTGATGAAAGATTTGATTTCTATCATAAGAAAGAAGATAAGATGCCTTTTGATCTTGAAATGCTCAATACGATCACAAAGGGTGGTGTGGGAAGAAAGACACTGAACATTATCCTTGCAGGTACAGGTGTTGGTAAGAGTTTAGCAATGTGTCATTTTGCCGCGGCAGCAATGTCTGAGGGAAAGAGTGTTCTGTATATTACACTTGAAATGGCTGAAGAAAAGATTGCTGAACGCATTGATGCTAATCTATTCGATATCGACATCGGTGACATTGAGAATCTACCCAAAGATTTATTTGATTCTAAAATGAAGAAAATTCAATCAAAGACTCAAGGGAAGTTAATCGTAAAGGAATATCCCACTGCGGTTGCCCATGCAGGTCATTTTCGTGCTCTACTTGATGAACTCAGACTGAAAAAAGACTTCAAGCCCGATGTTATTTTCATTGATTATCTTAACATAGCGGCTTCTTCACGAATGAAAGGTCTTGGTGGCGCAATCAATTCATATTCCTTTGTAAAAGCAATTGCTGAAGAACTTAGAGGACTTGCAGTTGAATTCAATGTTCCTATCTGGTCTGCAACGCAGGTTACGAGAACTGGATTTGGTAATTCCGATGTTGAAATTACTGATACTTCAGAATCATTTGGTCTCCCTGCAACGTGTGACTTGATGCTTGCTCTGATTTCAACTGAGCAACTTGAGGGTATGAATCAATTAATGGTAAAACAACTGAAGAATCGATATAACGATCCAACATCTAATAAGAGATTTGTAGTTGGTATCGACCGTGCTAAGATGAGATTGTATGATGTTGAGGATTCAGCACAGAGTCTATCTAATGATGGTTCATCAGATTCTACATCAAATCCACAATCTAATTCTGATTTCTCGACCTTTAAGATATGATAACACTATCCATAAAAGGATCGAATAAAAAGATCAGATCAGAACTTGAAAGTGCTTTCTTTTTCTATGTAAAAAGACTGATGCCTAGACTGAAAAATCTTGAGGTTGAGATAGAACTCATAAGAAATCTGGCTGGTAAAGAGGGTCTTTATGGTGATTGCACTTGGAATGACAGGAATCATTGTCCAAGGGATTTCACGATTAGAATGGATTGTAATATAAAATTAGATGATATACATGATACACTTGCACATGAGATGATTCATGTTAAGCAATATGTTAGAGGTGAATTAATTGATTTAGTTCGGTCACCAAAAATGTGTAAATGGATGGGTGAATTAATCGATTGGACTAAGTTAAAAAACGATGAGCCATGGGAAAAAGAGACATATGAAAGATCAAAATTGTTATATGAAGAGTGGAAATCTTATAAATAGATAGTAAACATCACTATCACTAATTTATGGGAAATATGCAATCTTTCAAAGAATTTATAGCAGAGGCTGTAGGGCTGCAACCTTCGGAGTTGAAGAAAACAGCCACGGCTGGTCCATATAAGAATCAGGAGCGAACTGATATCCTCGCTGATCTTATCAAAAAACAAATACCATTAGAACTCATTAAGGGCAAGGATATCATCATTGCCAATGTTCCAGAGACATTGGAGAGGATCGAACAGTTTAAAAAGGATGGTAAAACCTTTGAAATGACGGGTGTTAATGGTCGCACCATTACATCTTCTATGCTGAATAAATCCAAATATTTTGGTGGTGGTGCAGGAGCAGGTGGAGGAACAAAGCAGACAGCGATTGGTGAATCTGCACAATGTGTATGGATGTCTGCAATGTTGGAAATTGGATCTGCAATGCCAATTGATAGTTTCACAGATAAAGTTCTTACTAAAGCATTTAAAAATGTAAGTGTTGGAAGTACAAGTCTTAAACAAATCCTTGCTATCGATGAGAGTTGGAAAATGTCATCTTATCTAACTGCACAGTATGCTATTCACAAAGGTATCATTGAAAAAGGTATGACTTTTCATAGAGATGATACTGTAATGAAAGCAATATATTCTTCGAAAAATGAAGCCTTTAAGAACAATGACTTTAAACCATTAAAGGATGATAAATGGAATCCTGGCGACATTTGGGCAGCAGAAAAAGGTTTCAGAATAAATGAACTCAATACATCAACACTTGAAGGCTTTAATGATGATATACTTGATTTATATCTTCAAAAGAGACTGGTTGGTATTTCATTGAAAAAGGTATCCAAGGCTGTTATTGGTATTGAGAAGAATGTTGAGAGACCGCCACTAACAAGTGATCATAAATTTTCTGCGGGTCGTATCAAGTCTATATCAAAAGGTGAATGGTATACAACCAAATCTAACTTTATAGACTTTCAAGGTGGCTTTATGGCGTTGAGTGCAAACAAGGCTTATGGCTCACACAAAGTGGAGATTAAAGGTAAAAATGCCCGTGGTGGCGGCGCGTCTTGGGGAGTAATGCAAGATGCCGCGGTACGAGTTTATGGAGCTAGTAAGAAACTACCTAAGAATTCTGATATGACCAAGGAAGCCAAGTTAATCGTTTCTGGTAACAAAAAGGCTGTCAATAAGTTCACATCAATGCTCCAGAAGTTTGATAAAACAATTTCATCTGAACAGGTCGTTGAAAAACTTGGAAAAATGAAAGGTAAGGCAGCTGGAGTGTGGATTCATGGAAAACTTGGTGGATTACATATTCTCAATTTGATCCACAAAGGTGGCACAAAGGCAGATCAGTTTATTACACAGATTGTTAATTACGCAGGTAGTTCAACATCAGATTCTAGTGCATACATAAAGTTAACCGAAAAATAATGAGTCAATTAGAAGAAGCTCTAAGATTCCATAGAGAGAATCAAATACCTTTAGCACATAATATCTTTCGACCACATTCGGAGAACTATTATAAGTTGTTCGAATATGCTAGGCAGATGAGAGAATCATCTAGTGCTCCAACATATTTCAATGAATTTGATGATTATCTCATGTCAACAGATATTGGTAAATTTGGTCTTTATGAAGGTAAAGAAGTTCCACTTGATCATCCATTCATTAATGAAGCCGAGTATAAAGGAAGTGAAGTAGAATTGAATAAGCCCAAAAGAGGTGGTGATAAGAAATTTTATGTCTATGTAAAGAATGACAAGGGCAATGTAATAAAAGTTCAATTTGGAGATACAACTGGACTGAACGCTAAAATTAATGATCCAGAAGCCAGGAAATCATTCGCGGCTAGACATCAATGTCATCTAAAGAAAGACAAAACAAAAGCAGGTTACTGGTCATGTAATCTTCCAAGGTATGCAGCAGAACTTGGATTAAAAGGAGGAGGTAACTTTTTTTGGTAATATGAGTAAACCATATACAGATAAAATAAAAGGAAATACAAAAATTCGTGTATTTGAAGCAAATATAGAATCAGACGAACTTGTTTGGCATCGTGATCAAGCAGATCGATTAATAACTGTAATCGAAGGAGACGATTGGATGTTTCAGATGGATAATGAGATACCAAAATTATTAGAAGCAGGTGATACTCTTAGTATATCTAAGATGGAATATCATAGACTATATAAGGCAGGTAATACACCACTTAAGATAAAAATAGAAGAGCCAATGAAAAATTTCAAAAAATTCTTTGAAGAGCAAAATCTCAAAGAGATAAAATATATCGGTAAGACTGTAGTGTATGCAACTAGAGACACTTCAGGTGGAGGAGAAACAAGTTTTAAAACAAAGAGTAAAGTTGTTAAATACGATAAGAAATTCAATGTCCTCACACTTGATGATGGCACTAAAGTCAATCTTGCAATACATCAACGAAAAGATAAAAAACTTTACAATAAGAAAGACTTCTACATTGAAAATCACGATCTTGAAGAAGCATACACAGTTGATACTTCTCCGTGGCAAGTTTCTCATAAGGAAGTTCCTAAAGGAAAGGGAAATTGGTCATTTGACTACGTTGCAGCTCTCGACTCTGGAGGAATCAGTGCATTACAGAGAGACACATTTATTTCAAAGGCGCAGTCTACATATAAGAGTGCAGTTAAACAATTAATAAAATTCTTAAAGAAAGATTTAAAAGTCAAACCAAAAGACGTTAAAATCGAATTAGTACCATAATGAGATCATTTAGAACATACTTCTCAGAGGCTTCTTCTGGAAAAAATACTCACATGACCCACTTGGAAGATCAAGTGATATATGGTGGCGTAAAGGGAGCTCGAGAAGCAATATTTGCACTAAGAGCAATGAGAGATATGTTGGCAGGTAATAGTAATGAGAATTATGATGTTACTGTAAAATGGGATGGAGCACCCGCAGTATTTGCAGGAATCGATCCGAGTGATGGACAATTCTTTGTCGCTAAGAAAGGTATTTTCAATAAAGACCCTAAGGTATATAAGTCTGAGGCCGAAGTCAGAGCTGATACATCTGGTGATCTCGCTGAAAAACTAGTGGTAGCATTTAATGAATTGAAAGGTCTTGGCATCACTGATGTTATTCAGGGTGACATAATGTTCACAAAGGGAGATGTTTCAAAGGAATCAATCGATGGAGATTCATACTATACATTCCAACCAAATACGATTGTATATGCTATTCCAATCAAATCAGATTTAGGTAAAAAGATTGCCAAAGCAAACCTTGGAGTTGTGTGGCACACAACATATAAAGGCAAAGACTTTCCTTCGATGAAAGCATCTTATGGTGTGAATTTAAAGAGTTTGAAAAAGAAATCTTCGATTTGGTATCAAGATGCTGAATACAGAGATATTACAGGTAAGGCAAGTCTATCTGCAATCGAAACAGAGGAAGTGAATGATGCCTTAAGTAAAGCAGGAAAAATCTTTCAAAAAATTGCAAGTTCTACTCTAAAACAAATTGAATCGAATCCAGAACTTGCAGGTCAATTTGAAACATTCAATAATAGTCTAGTTCGAAAAGGAGAAAGAATTGGTTCACCCGCAAAGCACGTGAGCGACCTTCTTATTTGGTTCAAAAATAGATTTGAAAAAGAAAGACAAAAGAGAAAGTCAACAAAGGGTAAGGAAGGCGTCAATAGTAAAGAAAAGGAATTGATGACATTCTTCTCAAAAGAAAATAAGAAGAACTTACAACTTGTATTCGAACTCCAAAATGCTATCGTAGACGCTAAACTTCTTATTATAAATAAACTCGATAAAGTAAAACAACTTGATACTTTTGTTCGCACAAAGAGTGGTTTCAAGGTAACGGGCTCTGAAGGATTCGTTGCTATAGACAAAACTACTTCTGGTGCAGTCAAATTGGTTGATAGATTAGAATTTTCAATGAATAACTTTAGTAAAGATGTAATCAAAGGTTGGGAAAGATAAAAATATGATTAAAGGATTTAAACAGTTTAGTGAAGAGACTTCAAAGTCGGTCGTATTCACATTTGGTAGATTCAATCCACCCACGGTTGGACATGAGAAACTTCTCACGAAGGTAGCAGCAATTGCTATAGGTAATGATTATAGAGTCTTTGCTTCTCAGTCTTCTGACCCCAAAAAGAATCCTCTCAACTATAAAGAGAAGGTAATGTTAATGAGGAAGATATTTCCTAAACATGGCAGAAACATTGTCTTAGATAAGAAGATCAAAAATGCAATTGATGGTATGGTATATCTTTATAATGCAGGATATACAAAAGTCACAATGGTTGTTGGTGCTGATAGAATTTCAGATTTTAAAAGTCTCTTAAACAAATATAATGGTGTAAAGGCTCGTCACGGTTTCTATGATTTCCCAGAAGGAATTTCAATTGTCTCTGCAGGTGATCGTGACCCCGATGCAGATGATGTTTCTGGGATGTCTGCTTCGAAGATGAGAACTGCTGCAATGGAAGGTGATTTCCAATCCTTTGCAAATGGTCTTCCAAAGTCATTTGGTGATAAGTTAGCAGTATTCAATCTTCTTCGTAAGAGAATGGGATTGAAAGAAATGACAAATTTTCGTAAACACATTGAATTAAAGACATCAAATATTCGTGAGAGATATGTTGCTGAAGAAGTATTCTCAATAGGAGATAAATTTCTGACTTTAGATGGTAATATTCATACTATTGTAGAAAGATGTACAAACTATATTGTAGGTTCCGATGAAAAGAAATATTTCCTTGATAAGATTGTCGAAGTAAAACAGGATAAGGATATTAAAGATCGTAAAGGTACTCAACCATCAAAATACTTTGCAAAGGACGCTGATGGAGATGAGATGGCTAAATCTACAAAGCAAAAAAGAGCTGCACACTTTAAGAAGAATGCAGAGAAAGATGATGATAACAAATCCGCTTACAAGCCAGCACCTGGCGATGCAACGGCAAAAACAAAACCTTCACAACATACCAAGAAATTTAAAGATATGTTTGGTGAGAAGATTGAATATTATTCAATGGCAGAACTCAAAAAGCAGTTGAAAAAAGAATATGGATCAAAGGCTTCTTCTCTCAAGATTGTAAAGATTAAAGGCGGTGTATCTATCCAAACACCATCCGGTCAAGAACTAGATAGATATAATAATGTACCTAAGATGGGTTACACAATTGTCGAAGATAAAAATCCAGTCGTAGATACTGAAGATAATGTAGAAGAAGGTGTAAATGATCCAGCAATCTTCAAAGCAGTTTTCCTAGCAGGTGGACCTGGATCTGGTAAATCATTTACTGTTGGTCAAACAGGATTGAGTGCTCTTGGTCTTAAACTAGTTAATTCTGATCCTGCCTTTGAAAAAGCAATCAAGAAAGCAGGTGGAGCAATGGAACCAGAGTTTATCTTCTCACCAAAAGGACAAGAGATAAGGAAAAGTGCAAAAGCACTTACCTCTAAACAAATGGACCTTTATATCTCTGGTAGACTCGGATTAATCATTGATGGAACAGGAAAAGATTATGATAAAATTAAAAGACAAGCAGAAAGTCTAAAGGCTATCGGCTACGATGTTGCTATGATCTTTGTTAATACAGACCTTGAGACTGCTATCAAAAGAGATCAAGAAAGAAAGAGAACACTCGGCCCGAAACAGGTAGAAGTTATGTGGCAAGATGTTCAGAAGAATATTGGTAAGTTCCAAGCATTCTTCAAAAATGAATTTGTTGTTGTGGATAACTCAATTGGTTCTAATTGGAAAAAGGCAACAACTGATGCTTATAAGAAGATGAAGAAGTTTGCTGAACAAAAGCCAAGATCAAAGGTTGCTCAAGATTGGATTAAAAGTCAGTACGCTAAATCTGAAGGAACAATGGACCCTGAAATGATTAAACTTTTTACCAAGGCAATGAAAGAAATACCAGGCTCAAAGAATCAGAAAGGCATTGTTAAGAAATTAAATGTTCTTAGAAAGAAAGAAAAACTTGAACCAATACCTATTGATGAAGATATAAAGAAAGGACTTCAAAAGAAAGCAGACAAAACAGGCATCCCATATGGAATCCTTAAAAAAGTATTTGATAGAGGTGTAGCTGCTTGGAAAACAGGTCACCGCCCTGGCACTACTCCAGAGCAATGGGGATATGCTAGAGTAAATTCCTTCGCAACTAAGAGTAAAGGTACTTGGGGTGGAGCAGATAAAGATTTAGCAGCAAAGGTAGGAGGATGATACAATTTAAAGAATATTTAGAGATAGGTACAAAAGAGATATCTTATAAATACAAGAAAGATACTCCCGGCAAAAAAATGATCGTGAAAAAAAGATTCACCAAGTCATTACAAAACTCAACAAACAATAAAAAGGAAAAAAGTAAAATGTATTTAAATGATAAAAAAACTCAGAAAATTGCAGAAACAGTAAAAGAGTTAATGAAGAGCAGAGAAGAAAGTAACGCATTTACTGCCGCTGCTGCCGCTGCTAAACTTGCTGGAAAGAAAGAATTTGAATTTGAGGGTAAGAAATATCCAGTCAAGATCAAAGATGCCGCGGCCAAAGCAATCACTGGTGAATCAGTTGAAGTCGAAGAAGTCACTGAACTTGATGAAGGACGATTTGATAAACTAGAAAAGAAACTCGGGCGTATTAATCCAGAATCTTTAGAAGCCGTCATGAATGGAAAGATTAAATTAAATCCTGCAGAACAGAAAGAGTTCGATGAATTCATGAAGGGTGTCCGAAAGATGTTTGCATCCAAACAATATTAAGAACATGAATATTTCAGAAATTAATCAAAAAAATTTATCACTGCTTGATGTAAATCAACTCAAGGCTTTCCTTGATATTTTTAAAGGTGTATCTAATCCAAAAGCCAAGGTTGTTATAAAAGACCTGACTCGCGAACTTGGAACCCGAAAGATGGAAGCAGTTGAAGAAGCATCTGTTAAAGATATCATCAAAGCAGTTAAGGCAGCAGCAAAAAAGATTGGCGGAATCATTGACAAGGTGTTCGATGATAAAGGATTTCAAGATGCTTATGCTAAATACGTCGATAATCCTAAAGATAAAAATAGATTAAAGAAGATTCAAGATTATACAAATGGTATGCTTGGTAATGTTTCTGAAGAAGCATATGACTCTGATAAGAAACATACAATGGACCCAAAGAGTCATGTCCAACTTAATAAGGAAACCGGAATGTATTGCGTATATAACGCAAAATCAGAGAAAGTATCTGAGTTTGAATCTAAAAAAGACGCCGAAGAGTATGCTGTTAAAAATCACGACGAACTGATGAAAGAATCTACCGATCTTGAAGAAGCAGCACTTCCATTCAAGGAATTAGAAAAAGCTTGGATCAGAACAAAGGGTAATGATAAGAAAAGAGAAAAACTTATTAAGAAGCACAAACTCAAGCCCCTCATCTCTAATGTAAGACAAGGGTCTATCAAACTTGGACCAATGAATGATCTTAAAGCAAAAAATGGTAATCATACCATGGCTGGTCTAGATGCAGATGGTGAACTAATCTTTATAAGTAATAATCCTGTAAGAATTCATTATCCATCCAACACGAAAGATCGCCCCAGAGGTGATGAGATGAAAGAATCTCTTTCACTTGATACACTTCGTCTACGCAAGGTAATAGAATTATCAGTGAATGAGTCAGACAAAAAGACGATTGATTCATTTATTGCTGAGTCTAATGTCGATATTACATGGGCTCCGAGTAAAATATCTAAAACATTTAACAAATTCACAAGGGGACTCTAATATGATTTCATTTTCACAATACTTGATCGAAGCTAAATATCCACTATACCACAAGACATTTACATCTGCTTCACAAGCAGCTTTAGACCTTGCTAAGAAACAAGGATTCGAAGTTGATGAGGATGATTGGTTTAAACAAGTCTCAACCGGCCCCAAGAAGCCAGGTAAAGGCAAAACTAATCGATATGTCGTTAAGGTTACTAAGAAAGGTAAAGACACAAAGAAAAGACTAGCCTTTCAAGTCTATGGCATGGATTCTGGTAAATACGAATTGAATGCTTATGTTGAATCGACTGATATCGAAGAAGCCAAAGGTTCTGTAATAGATCAAGTTAAAGCAATCGTTGCAAATAAGCAAGCATCCAAGATCAGTGGAAAGATGATCGATATGCAGACAGCATCTTTTATCAGTCAGATTTATGATAAAGTAAATAGTGCAGTCAAGAAGAAGATGGAAAAAGATAAGATTGAAAATCTTGTAAAACTTGCACAGAAAGTAATGGCTAAAGAAAACATAGGTGTGCAAGATGGACGCCGTGTTGTAGTTAAAGCTTTAACTAAGTCAGCCGCATTAAGACTTCTGAAGAAACTTAAAAATAAATTTAGTTCATGGGATACAAGCATTGATAAAGATGGTCTCAGTATGATTGTTCCAAATGAAAAGCATATCGTTCGTTATCTTCAAAAACAACCCGAGGTTGATACTATTGGTGAAGCAACTGATCTAGAAGAAGCAGTCAAGTTTTGGACAGTTACTATTACTAAGAAAGCTGGTAAACTCTTTAAAGGACAGACAGTTGATGTAAAAGCCAGAAACAGTGCTGAAGCGATTAAGAAAGGTATCAAACAAATGAAAGGTGATCCAATGATAGTTCCAAGTGGCAGTGTAGATGCTGTATTAGGAGAATCTATTAAAGAATCAAGAACAGATGATCTTGAAAAGACAAATGTAAGAAAGAATAAAGTATAATACTCAACCAAACACAATGGGAATATGACTTCGAACGAACGAACACGACTAGATAGAATTGAAGAAAAGATCGATAAGATGGCAGATGCCATCATTGCTTTAGCACGTGCTGAAGAAAAGATCACAGCTTTAGACGAAACTACTAGAATAATTTTAAAACGGATGGTTGCCCAAGATGAGCGCTTAAGAACTGTTGAACAGCTTCAAGCGGATGCTGAAGGAACCATAAAAACAATCAAATCTATCACTTGGACGTTTGTCTCAGCTGTTGTCACTGGTCTTGCCGGTGCAGTACTATGGATGATAGGATTGTCTGGAGATAAATAACAATATGAATATTATAGAGAAGATATTAAATAATTTAGATGAGAAGCCCCTCACACCTTCTCAAAGAAGGGCACGAGGAAGAATCATGAAAAGGCTTGCTCCAAAGATTGCACTGAAAAGAAAAATTGCAATGAAGAAGAAAGCTTCACCTGAAAAGATTGCTAAGAGAGCAGAGAAGCAGGCTAAAGAAATAATTCGTAATAAGATATTAAAGGATAAGAAATATCAAGATTTAGATGTAGGTCAAAAAACTGTAGTTGATAAAAAAGTCGAGAAGAAGAAAGCCGTCATTAAGAAGATTGCCAAGAAACTCTTACCCAAGATTAAGAAACAAGAAAAAATAAGACTTGCAAAAATGCAAGACAAGAAAGAATCTAACAAGATTAAAGAAGTAGAACAACCATCCACAAAAGCAGCATATGATTTCAAAGATATACATGGAATTGAAATCTATGACGAAGATAAATAAAAATATGAAAGATTTAAAAAAATTATCCAAGAAAAAACTAGAAGAACTAGGCAGAGATCATGGACTTGAACTAGATCGTAGACTTAATAAAAATGCTCTAATCGAGCAATTGGAAGAAGTTATGACAGAAGAGCCTTCATCAATGATTGACTTAAAAGCTGAGTATGTTGAAGAAGTTATTCAACCCGTAGTTAAGGAAACACAGTCGTTTCGTTCTTTAAGAGAAGCCAAAGCATATGCTAAAGCAAACGGAGGCAAAGTTGTAGAGAAAGGTAAATTTTACGTTCGTTAATCCATGAAGATATTCAGTGAATTAAATAATGATAATTTTGAATTATATGCTGCAAATCACTACAGAAATACAGCATGTTTAGATATCGAAGATTTTAAAGAAGACTTAGCCAGATTCAAATATATCAATCGATTATTGAAAAGATATGAATCGAGTGGAATAATATCCGAAAGACTTATATTAAATCATATAATAACAATATATAATGTATTCGATATTTCGGCTGCAACTAGAATGTTATTCTATCGGGTTTCTACAAATCATTGGCCGACACTAAAGACATTTTTAATATATTTAAACTATCTAAATCCAGAACATAAAAAAAACATTGTTACAGACTTATACGTAGCAAGAAAATTACAAGCATTATAAATCACTACTATGGGATTATTAAGAGGAGCAGATTTTATTTACGCACTAAGATTTCTTAGATTGCTAACCATGCCGTGGAGAAAGACCGACGCATTCAAACAGGGTGTTATCGATGATGATGGTAATAAGTTGAAAGAACCAGAAACTTCCGATGAGAAATCTGCTTATAATACATTCCATAAACTAGTCTTCAATGTCCGAAGACTATTGGGTAAGTTACCTTTGGGTAAGACTACGATTGCTCGATATGGTGCCGCATTATATTTAATAAAAGATCATTGTAATATTTCGGATAAGAAACTTGCAAAAGTAATAAGTGAATTAACAGGTATGGAAATTGAAGGAACATATCTGGTAGAATCAACCGAGTGGTTTCTAACTGAGGACTTGAAAAGAATTCGTTCAGGTTCATTTACTTTAACAAAAGATTTACCATTAAGAAATGGAGAACCTTTAGCCAAAACTAATACAACTGTTATAGTTGAAGAGCATGAACCCATTGGGGAGGTCTTTGGTATCAAAGTCTTTAAGGGATATCATGTGAAAACTAAGCAAAGTATATATATAACACAGAACGATATAACATTCTAATATGAAAAAAGAACAAATGACAACAGGAGCAGTAGCAATGATCGATAAACCCTTAATGGCTAAAAAGAGGAAGTATCGTGATTTCGATGTCCCAACAGATGTTTTTAGAAAATTTCAAAATGGAAGAAATAAGTTCGAAAGATGGGCAAAATATCTTGACTTAACTGATAGTGATCAAAAGAAGATATATGATTATGCCCGCTCAAATCGTGATGCTGTAGTAGTACTGAGAGATTCAGCTACTGGAGCTTTAAGATCGATTCGCCAAAGAGCCGCAAACGATTAATACAATAATCAACAATGTATCGTAGTATTTGATGCATTGGTGTATTATTGTCTTTACAAACTAACCCTAAATGTATATATTAGTACATAATGATATTCGAAGAACAAATCTCCCGCAAACCAGATCACTATCCTTGGACCGAAGAGTTCATTACAGCCATGCACAATGGTTTTTGGACCGATAAAGAATTTAATTTCCAATCCGATATCCAAGACTTTAAAGTAAACTTGTCCGACAAAGAGCGAGACATGGTAACCCGTTCTCTATCTGCAATCGCTCAGATTGAAGTGGCAGTAAAAACTTTTTGGGCTAACGTAGGACAGAATCTGCCACATCCATCAATTACTGACCTTGGTTATGTCATGGCTAATGTCGAAGTTATCCATAATAACGCATATGAAAGACTGCTTGATTCATTAGATATGAATAGTATCTTTGAAGAGAATCTAAAACTCGACATCATTCAGAATCGTGTAAAGTATCTTCGTAAATATCTACACAAGTATTATAAAGACTCAAAAAAACAATACGTATACTCGCTCATTCTTTTTACACTCTATGTAGAGAATGTTTCTTTGTTTAGTCAGTTCTACACCATCAATTACTTCAATCGTTATCGTAATCTATTGAAAGATACTGCTCAGCAAGTTGCATATACTTCGAAAGAAGAATTGATTCACTCTATGGTTGGTATTAAGTTAGTAAACACTATTCGTGAAGAACATCCAGAATTATTTGATGAAGAGTTTGTAGATCGTATTCGTCATGAATGTGTAGAAGCATATAAGGCAGAATCAAAGATTATTGAATGGTCGGTAAATGGTTATCAGTCTGAGCATCTTTCAACACCGATCCTTCAAAACTTTATTAAAAACCGCTTAAACGAATCACTCACAAATATTGGGATTGCTCCAGTATTTTCCGATGTGGATCAAGACATGCTGGAAAAAGCAGTATGGTTCGAAGAAGATGTATTAGGTAATACTTCTACCGACTTCTTCTTTAAACGCCCAACAGAATACTCAAAGAAAGACAAATCATACGACGAAGACGATCTATTTTAGGATATATACATTATGGAAAAATACTATTGGTTAAATGAAGACTCGCGCAAGTTTCTTGAGCGAGGATATTTGAAAGAGGGTGAGACAGCAGAAGAGAGAATCTCTGTTATTGCAAAGACTGCCCAAAAAGAACTAAAGATCAGAAACTTTGCTAAGAAGTTTGAAGAATATATGTCCTATGGATGGTATTCATTATCTTCTCCTATCTGGGCAAACTATGGACTTAAAAGAGGTTTACCAATCTCTTGCTTTGGTTCTTATGTAGATGATACACTTGAGGCAATTCTCACAAAGCAAGCTGAGATCGGAATGATGACTAAAATGGGCGGAGGTACATCTGGCTACTTTGGTGATCTTCGAAGTCGTGGCTCGGAAATTTCTTCTGGTGGTAAATCAAACGGCCCGGTTCATTTCATGGAGTTA